CTTCTTACAACCAAGAAGATGGCTTGGAAGACAATGGTAACTGAATTACTATGGTTTTTAAGAGGTGATACCAATATCAAATACCTTGTTGATAACAATTGTCATATCTGGGATGGTGATGCGTATAAGAACTATTGTAAAAAAGTCATTCGTGATAAAGACATAATCCAATATCTTAAATCATATTCACGAGATGAAAATGACGTTCCAACTATTGAATTGTATTCACAAGAAGAGTTCATCAACAAAATTAAAACAGATGATGAGTTTGCTAAGAAGTGGGGTGAATTAGGACCTGTGTATGGTAAGCAATGGAGAAGTTGGGGTAGAAAGAATGTGGTAAATTATGATTTAGAAAATGTAAAAAGTTCTGACCAAGCTAAGGTTATGGACTTAATTCGTGATGGTGGTGATTATAGTAAATATGATGTTAAAGTAACATACCAAAATAATTCAATAGACCAAATCGCAAACCTAATCAACGACCTTAAAACAAATCCAGACTCAAGACGAATGATGGTGAACAGCTGGAATGTAGGTGAACTCGATTCAATGGTTCTTCCACCCTGTCATTATAGTTTTCAAGTTTATACAAGAGAGTTGAGTTTTGAAGAACGAGTTGTATGGATGAAGAATAACTCATCAAGTCGGGAAATAATTCTACCACAAAGATTAGGGCCTGACTTCTCTATGGATGAATTTTTTGAACCTTATGGAGTTCCAACCAGAGCAATCTCTTTAATGTTCAATATGAGAAGTTGCGACATTTTTCTAGGTTTACCATTTAACATTGCTAGTTACGGATTACTACTTACAATGATTGCTGATGAAATGAATATGGTTCCTGATGAATTGATTGGTAACTTGGGTGATGCTCACATTTATCTTAATCACATTGAACAAGCTAAAGAACAGATTGGTAGAGATTTAACTGATGAGGAAAGATATAACATTTGGTTTGATAACAATTATGAAACAGGAATGGAAAGATATTTTGACCCAAACAAACTTCCAAACTTTGATGACCCATATTATAAACCAACACCAAAGAGAACAAGAGAACCATTCCCACTACCAAAAGTATCGGTTAGAGATGGAATTTATTGTTCATCGGTTAGTGATGTTATCTTGGAGAACTACCAATCACACCCAGCAATTAAAGCACCTTTATCTAATTAAAAAAATATAAATTATGGAAAATTTACAAATCAAAATTACAATCACCGATGGTGAAAAAGAAGCAAAAACCACAATTGGTGTAAATGATTATCTAAATATGAAAAATCTTCACGGGGTTAGTTTGTTAGATTTACAAGTGGATACTTTATTGGAAGAGATTAACAAACCAATCACACCCATCAATTAAAGCACCATTATCAAATTAATTATGGATAACTTCACACACATATTAAATCGTATTAAGACCCAGTTGGAAGATGTCAATTATGACAATGGTGACATGTCTGATATTGGTAATGAAATTGGTGTAGTTCTTGGAGAGTTTATTACTACCGAAAGTGAATTACAAGATTTCATACACGGAATAAGACATGGGATATCGTTAACAAATGGAACACATTAAAAATTAATTAAATGGAAAATAATAATTGGGAAGTTAAATGGTTAACTTCAGAGATTGTAAGTTCTCTGAAATATTGGGAAAATAAAAATTCAACTTCGTTTGAAAAACAAAAGGTAAAAATCGGTGAAATTAAAGAAACTGAGATACCTGTTATTTTGAATAACCGAAAAATTAAAATTATCATAACTGAAGATGAAGATATTTGATAAAATACTTTTCTATGGTTATCATTTTTTATGTTATCTCGTATATCTTATGGATAAATTTTTCAAAAGATAAGTTATAATCTATTCTTCATATGTATTTATTGGTATGAAAATATCAATAATACATATCAAATCTGGTATTGACCAAAAGTATACAAAATTATACGATACTTTCATAAGATTCTTACAAAAAGAATTTCCTTTAAAACACAACTTAAAAATTTATTTTTTGGGTGACAGAATGGGTCACATGACTACAGGTGCTAGAACACCTGAGAGTGATTTAAAAATATTATCAAAAGGAAGATTAAACAGAGATATCTTAAGAACTATTGCACATGAATGGGTTCATGAGTATGATACAACCATCTTAAAAAAACCAAGAACTGGCGATGTTGGTGGTGAAAATGAGAATAAAGCAAATAGTGAATCAGGGCGGTTAGTCAAATTATTTGAACAAACACACCCTGATTTTGAAGAATGGTTATACGAATAAAAGATTATTCGGCAATACCAAGAAGTTCTAATTCAAAAACTAAATCTTTACCAGCCAATGGATGATTTGCATCAATAGTAACTGTTTCATCATTAATTTCAACAACTGTAACCAAGATTGGACCGTTAGGACCAAATCCTTGTAAAGAATCTCCTAATTTAACTCCTTCTGGTATGTTGGCCTTTGGAACTTCATTAGTCATACCCTCAATTTTTTCACCGTAAGCGTCTGCACAAGGGATTTCAACTATTTTCTTTTCTCCTTCAGACATATCAACCAATCCGTTTTCAAAACCTTTGATAAGTTGTCCTTCACCTAATTTTGCGGTCAATGGTTCACGACCTTCATTTAAAGATGAATCAAAGATTGAACCATCAGATAATTTTCCTGTGTAGTTTACTGTTACAGTGTCACCAATTTTAACTTTTTTCATAATATTTTTTTTTTAAAATATATGGTCAAAAACAGGTAAAATCAATTTTTTTTCAAAAATTAATGTATTTATAATAAAAAAAGTTATGGCAAACAAAGTAATACGTTTAACAGAGTCTGATTTGGAAAGAATCATTAAAAGAGTAATCGCTGAACAAGAAATGGAAGAAGGATTATTCGGACCAAGTAAATCTGAAAAAGAAGAGTCAAAAAATGAACTTATCAGACAAATGGAAGAATTAGTTCAAGAAGAAGGTTTAACTGAAAACGATTTGTTTAATTCGTTTCAAGGAATCTTAAAAAAAGCTGAAGATTCTAATTACAAAGGAAAAGTAATTTTAAGATACACTGAAAGAGATGGTGAAGATGTTCCATTTTTAAAATTTGTACCTGAATTGACTAAATTACAAAAATTTGCATCAGGTACTAGAAATCAAACTTACGGAATGTAATATTTAAAAAGTAAAAAATTTAAAAGGGGGGTTATTTACCCCCTTTTACGTTTTCTAACTCTTTTTTGAATAAACTCAACACATTTTTTTTGTTGATGTAAAACTTAAGGTAATTGTGTGAGTAGATTGTTTGTTGTACAAAGATAACTGATACTACTAAACTAACAACCAACAAATAAATTTGACTTGTGTTGTAGATTAAAAACATATCAACTAACAAAAAGAATAGAAGATTAATAAAACTGAATTTCAAACGAGATTCAAATTTATTGATTGACTGTTTTGTCTCTTGTAATCTGATATCAATAGTTTTCATTTTGTTATGTTTTTATTTGTTCTACTAATATACAAATTTTTTTGACTCAAACAAAAAAAACTGTATAATTATAGAAAATCCCCCTACAAAATGTCAAACGAAAAGTTTATTGAAGAAATTTTCCATTCAGCTCACTATTCAGGTGTTTTAAATGAGTTTCATGTTGAGTTAGAAAAAAGAAAAAAAACAAACCCAAATTTACATTATCATAATTTGATAGAGGAAGTGTATTATGACTTTGTATTAAGCGGTGATATCACAAGTACTGATTAATACGAATGTGTGAGTATCAAACCCTGTGAATTTCCAACTTTCAGAAATTAAAACTTCTAAACCATCATATTGTATTTCTTCAAATAAAGAAATGTTTGATAACATTAACTTACAATCTATAATGAAGTTATGATTATTTGTACAATATTTTACATTATTGAAAATTATCTTACTATCTTTACCGTATAGTAATTCTAAATCTCTTTTAAAAACTTTATTCAATAAGACATTTAGACATTCCTTCATAATTAGAAATATAACAAAAAAACAAAATGGATACATTGAAAATTAAAAAAGATTTTGACTGGGTATTAAAAGTTTTGAAATCATGTGAAAAAACTTCACAAGTATCGGTTTCAATAGATTTGCTTAATGTTTTTTTTAAGAAATGGTCGTATTATATTTCTGATATTGAAATGATGAACTACAACCGAAAGTTCAATTACGAAAAGGGACTTACAATTAATAACATATTAGAACTTGAAAATTGAAAAAAGTTTATCTAATATTACCAAGAACGTAATTTTTTTAAAAACAATATATTTATAAACACTATCACTCTCATCACGAGAGACTCTATATATAACCAAAAAAAAGGCCTGTTAAATTTGACAGGTCTTTTTTTTTGATTATCTTTGTAGTATGGAAACAAAATTTAGAGACACTTTCTTTGAAAGTATGAAAAAAATGATAAACCGACAAAAATGGTATTGGAAAACTTGGGACTTATTTCGTTACGACATCCCAAACTTTTTCCGTAATCTTTGGTTGTTCCGTAAGAATTTATGGAACCACACTTGGTATAATGGAACTAATTCTATCTTGCCTTGGGTGAAAACTGCGGTTGATGATATGACGTGGAGAATTGAGACACGTGGAAACGAAGTTGAGGAGAGTCGTATGAAGAAAGTTGCAAAGATGAAACGACTTTCATACCTGATTGAGGTTTGTGTGAATGACTCATTTTTTGAGGAAGCTGAAAAGGAGTTGGGTATTGAAATGATTTATCACGATTGGGAGTTTGTACCTGCGGAAGGATACGAGGATTCTTATGAATTGTTGGATAAAGATACTCCTGAAGAAAAGGAGAATAATGACAAAATCATTAAAAGGGCTCACGAGATTCAAAAAGAATATTGGGAAGAACTTTGTTATATCATCAAAGGACCTGATTATGATGCAATCCGAGAGTCAGGTGAAGATTTTTATGAAAAACTTGATGGAACTGACATTCGTGGTTGGTGGGATTAAAAATTATTTGTATATTTGTAATATGTTGAAAGTAACTCTAATATCAGACACACACACCAAGGAACGTAATGTCCTTGTGAATGGCGGTGACTTGATTCTTCATAGTGGAGACGTTATGAACTCAGGTTATGATTGGGAAGATTTGTATGACTTTTTAAATTGGTTCAGTGAATTACCATATAAGATGAAGGTATTCATTCCTGGTAACCATGACCGTTTCATTGAGAACAACCCTGTGGATGCTTGGAAGATGATTAACGAGTTCCACGATAAAGGTGTTCGTTGCTTGATTGATGACTTCGTTGAGTTTAAAGGATTGAAGATTTACGGAAGTCCTTGGCAACCTGAGTTTTACAATTGGGCTTTCAACCTACCACGTAACGGAAAGGAGTTGGAAGAGAAGTGGAATAACATCCCTGATGATACCGATATCTTATTGACACACGGGCCGGCTTGGGGTATCTTGGATACGGTTGTTAATCGTCGTGATATGAACTTGGGATGTGAGATGTTAACCAAACGATTGGAGACATTACATCCATTAATCCATAGTTGTGGACATATCCATACAGGATATGGGTATGTTGAAAAGAATGGAACCCATTTCTTCAACGCATCTATCTTGGATGAGCGTTATAGTCACACTCAAAAACCGTTTGACATCACAATTGATTTGGAAACAAAACAATTGGATATCTTATAAAAAAACCCCTCATATGAGGGGTTTTTTATTATTTTAATAGATTGTAATATTCGTTAAAATGTTTTATTCTGTCAGGTAATCCTATTGTTCCACCGTTAACTCTTTTAGTTACCGCAGTTACAGTTGCTTCGTCCGCTCCTTTATCACAGATTGACCAAAGTTTGTTTGAATCAAAGAAAAACGCTGCAGATGCTAAAGGATATTTGGTTGCAACTAAATCAGGGTTTGATACAGTATCTTCACCAATGAACTTAGCGAAGTTTGTGTAATTAGATTTACCTGTTAATTGGATATAACCTCTACCACGGAATTTAAACCCTTCTCCAGTTGATTCATCACCATTACCCATTCTACTTCCATAAACACGAGAAGCAATCTTTTCAGGTTGACGAGCGTATGACTCATTTAAGTTACCTGGAAAATACTTACCGAAGATTTTCTTAAGTCCGTCAGCTGAATAGTTAAGGTTTTCAGAAACCGCCTTAAATCCACCTGATTCGTGACCACACTGAGCCAAGAAATGAGCCAATCTTAATGGGTTAGTAATGTTGAATTTTTTTGCAGTGTCAGGAATTTGAGCAATTACAGCGTCAGGAATATGACCTTTCAAATTTTGTAATTTAAATTCTGAACTTGTTGGAATTACAACATCTTCTTTTATCACTTGAGAAGGTTGTTCAGTTGCTCCGAACATTTTACCCCAAGTTCCATCACCAACGATACCGTCAGCGGTTAATCCGTTTGCCGCTTGCCATTCTTTTACTTTGGCTGCAGTTCCGTTACCGAATATTCCATCGGCAGTTAATCCTAATTTTGCTTGGAGTTTTTTTACTTCTTCTCCTTGTGAACCAATTTTTAGTAACATAGTTTTTTTTAAATAAATATTGAGCCGTCATTTAAAAATGCAGTATTTATAAAATATGACTAAAAAAACGAAAATATATTTACTTTTATCTGTTATCATAATGTTTGTTTTCTTTTTTGTTAAAACATCAGTTTTATTAGAGACAATTGAATCTACAAGATTTACACGTGGTGTTGAATATATTTGTTTTATATTATTTATTCCTCTTTTTATTTTAATAGTTCGTGGAATAACTGGTGAACAATCTAAAAAACTTGATGATGCTGACAAGTTCATTGATAAAGCTGCCATCATATCGGTTACCGATAGAAAGGGTAAGATAACTTATGTTAATGATAAGTTTGAAAAGGTTTCAGGATGGAAACTTGAAGAAGTAATTGGTAAAGACCATTCAATAGTTAATTCAGGTACACAACCTGATGGATATTGGGGAAAAATGTATGAGACAGTTATGAAGGGTGAGATATGGAATGATGTGGTAACTAATAAAGCTAAAGATGGTAGTTTATATTATGTTGATACATACATCAGGGCAAGATTTGGAACTGATGGGAGATTAGATGGTTTTTCATCTATCAGACAAGATATCACAGAGCTTAAGAAAAAGGAATTGGATATTAGAAATAGAATGAATGCTATTAACCAATCTAATGCGGTAATTGAATTTGATTTATCAGGGAATATAATTTATGCCAACCAAAACTTTTGTAACTCTATGGGTTATACTCTAAAAGAATTAAAGGGGAATCATCACAGTATATTCTTGACAGAAGACTATTCACAATCAGATGAGTATAAAGAATTCTGGACTAAATTAAAAAATGGGGATTTTATATCTGAACAATTTAATAGAATTAAAAAAAATGGTGAGGAAATTTGGTTACAAGCAACATATAATCCAATTTTAGATAATAGTGGTCAGGTGATTAGAGTTATGAAAATTGCTATAGATATTACCGATAAAGTTTTACAATCACAAGAGATTGAAAGAAAGAATACATACTTGGAACATGCTGCCAAGATATTAAGACACGATATGCATTCAGGTATTAACACCTATATGCCAAGGGGTGTTAACTCGTTGGAGAGAAGATTAACTCAAGAAGATATTGTTAAACTTAAAATTGAGGCTCCACTTAAAATGATTAAGGAAGGACTTAAACATTCACAGAAAGTTTATAAAGGTGTTTATGAATTTACCAACCTTGTTAAGAAGGATGTGGTATTAAATAAAACTGAATGTAATATCAAGGACATACTCAAGGACTATTTGTCCTCGACGGCTTATATAAGTCAGGTTATGTTGGATGATAACCTACCAACGATTGAAGTTAATGAAGCATTAATTTGTACAGCGGTTGATAATCTAATTAGAAATGGTTTAAAGTATAATGATTCAGACACCAAGTTTGTTGAGATATCTTCTGATGAGGATTCCATTTATATCCAAGATAATGGAAGAGGTATTACCCAAGAAGATTTTAATTATTTGTCTAAACCATATACGAGAAAAGAAGGTCAAAAAGAATCGGGGACTGGATTGGGTCTTAACATATGTGTCGCTATTTTAGAAGAACACGGATTTAAAATAACCTGTGAAAAAAATGAAACAGGAACTAAAATAAAAATCAAATTTAAATGAAAACATTACTAACTTTTATTTTCTTAACAATTTCTTTGTTTGGGTTTAGTCAAATTAAATACCCAATTCAAACAATCTATAGAGGTGACTCTGTTGTTATCCTATCTGTTAAACAATCTGTTGATATTAATAAAGCAATTGAAACACAAAGAAGGATTATTAGAGAACAAGGTAAAAAAATTACATCCTTAAATAATAAGATAGATAGTTTAAATAACATTGTTGAAAATATACCTAACATGTTAGATAGTATCAAATATGTAGCAGATACAACATATAAATGGGCTGATGAATTGAATATGACTCTTTGGGAATACGCTACAAATGGAGCGTTCATATACACTATACCCCCATACAACAAGTTATATTTTGTGAATTTAGATGATTACAATCTTTACACTCATGAATACGGAAAAATTCTTGTTTTTGAAAAAATGACTAAAAGTGAGTATGAAGAATATAAAAAATTCAGAGAAGAGTTTGATATGCAGTTCGCACCAGCAACAAATTATTTTCACAATTTAAAGTTTCTTGATTTTAATGGTATAACTCGAAGATATGAATCATGGATTTGGAAAAATAAAAGTTTATTAAAAGAAGAATTAAAAAAGTAATGAAAAAGATAATATTATTGATTTTAGTAACACTCGTATCGACAGGTTTACACTCACAAAATTTGAATTACAACGATACATTAGTTGACGGAATTGACGTTTCATGGTCTAACGATAATTTACAGATTGATGGTGATACTAGTCAAGTTGCGGCTATGGATATACAAGAAATCGTTACAACTTGGATTCCACCTGAACCTGAACCAGTTGATGAAACTAAATTGTCTGAAAGTGATTTAGCAAGTATTGCTGAAGACTTACAGTTTTTAACTGACTTACCAAAATCGTATACTGATTTACCTAAAGAAGATTTAAAAAATGTATTAGTTCAAATTGATAACAAGATTAATAAACTTACCGCAGAACGAGATTCGTTATTGGCTCAAGCTGTTAGAAATGAAGAACTTATTAAATCCAAAGAAAATACAATCGGTTCGTTAGGTAAAGAAAAGAATATCATTGGTTTGACTTTGGAGACCGGTAACTTAACAGATGCAAATGGAAACTTAATAAATCAAAAAACAGATTTAGAACAACAAAGAGAGGCCTTAAAGAAATACCTTTATATTGCTTTGGGTGTATTGGCATTATTTGGTTTAATATTAGCAATTGTTCTTCAAAGAAAGAGAATACATGTACAAGATGTTGAGATTGAACAACAACTTACAGATATTGCTAAGAAGAATAGTTACTTGGAACACGCCGCAAGAATAATTCGTCACGATATGCACTCAGGTATTAACACTTATATACCAAGAGGTATTACTTCGTTAGAAAAGAGATTAACCACTGAAGACATCCAAAGATTAAAGATTGAAGGAGCGTTAAAGATGGTTAAGGAAGGGTTAAGTCATACACAAAGAGTATATAAGAGTGTATATGAATTCACTAATCTTGTTAAACAAAATGTTGTATTAAATAAATCTGTGGTTAATACTAAAGATTTGATATGGAAATACATTTCACCAAATTCATACAGTTCACAAGTTGAGATATCTGACTTGGGTGATATGGAGGTAAATGAAACTTTATTCTGTAATGCGGTTGAAAATTTAATTAAAAATGGGTTGTCATATAACGATAGTGAAGTAAAAAAAGTTAAAATATATAACGAAGAAGAATATTTAATAGTTGAGGACAATGGTAAAGGATTCTCACAAAAACAACTTGAAAAACATTTAACAAAATATTCAAAGAAGGCTAATGTCACTGGTGACGAGAAGGGTCTTGGATTGAATATCTGTGTTGCAATATTAGAAGAACATGGTTTTAAATTGAGTTGTGAAAAAATTGAAGGTGGAACCAAAATGAAAATAAAAATAAAATAAATGGCCTACGTATATAGACATATTAGAAAAGACAAAAATGAAGTTTTCTATATTGGTATTGGTAGTGATTTAAATTTTTATCGGGCAAATAAGTTCTCTGAAAGAAATGAAATATGGGAAAGAATTAAAAATAAAACTGAAATTTTAGTTGAGATATTACATAAAAATATTGAATGGGGTGAGGCTTGTAGGATTGAAATAGAATTAATTAAAAAATATGGTAGAATAAATAATAAGACTGGTATTTTATCCAATATGACTGATGGAGGTGAAGGGACTTTAAATAAAGTAATTAATGAAGATACTAGGTATTTGTTAGGTAATGGTAACCGAGGAAAAAAAAGAACTGAGGAATCTAAAAAAAGACAAAGTGAATCGGTAAAGGGTATTAAAAAACCTAAAGAACACGGTGAAAAAATAAGACAATATAGGACTGGTAAAAAAATGAGTGAGGAAAGTAAATTAAAAATTTCAAAAAACTCAAAAGGAAGAAGTAGTTGGAATAAAGGAATTACCTTTTCAGAGGAAAGTAAATTAAAAATGAGTATATCTAAAAAAGGTAAAAAAACATCGGGAGATAATCCCAACTCTAAAATGGTTATTAATATGTTAAATGGTATTTATTACGAAACATTAAAAGACGCTGCAAATTCAATAGGAATGGGGTATTCTAATTTCAAACAAAAAATAAAACAAAACAAAATAAATTTTAAATACGTATAAAAAAAATGATAGACTCAATTCTATTAGTTGATGATGAAAATCTTTTTCATTTAGTTTTTGAAGATTCCTGTTCTTTATTGGACATTACTTTGTCATTAAAGAGTTTGAATAGTTCAGACGAAGCTGCTAAATTATTTGCTGATTGGCAAAAGAAACCTGACGGAAAACCTGAATGTGTGTTTGTGGATTTAAACATTATAGGTTCATCCTTTGATGGTATTGAACTTATCCGTAAAATTAATTTTGAATATGGTAACAACGTAGTTATTGGTATCATATCTTCAAGTAACGAACCTGAAGAACAGGCTAAAGCCGTTCAGGCTGGTGCTCAGTTTTGGATTATCAAGTCGGATGATATTGAACCAAGACTGGAAGAGTTTAAGAAAGATTACGAAGGATATAAGAATAGAACAAACCCTTTCAAAGTTTATAAATGATTGTTTTAGATAAAAATACAAAGAAGATATTGATAGAAACCTTTAAGACCAAGAACATTGGTCTTGAGGGTAACATTACTAAATTAATAGATGATGAAGACGACCAAGAGTTTAAAGAGTATCTTAAGACTTGTATTGAAAAGGATACAACAACCAGACGTAAACGTTTAGAGATAACTAAACAGGTTCAGATTCAGAACAAAGATTTAACCACACTCAATGAGGAAAATCAAAGAATGATGGAGGAACTCCAAGAAACATTAAAAAATGTTGAGGAGTCAAAACTAACATTTGAAGTTCAAAACAGAGAACTTAATGAATGGAAATTGGAAAACATCAGGTTGACTGATGAACTTCAAACAGAAATGGTTAAGTCAGAACAAGCAAGAATAACTGCTGAAAATGCTAAAAATGAGGCGGAAAACAATTTAGATTTAATACAAAAGAAAACTCAGTTTGAGTTGATAAACAATATTGTTAGAGTTGCTCTTTATGTAATCATAGGTGTTGGATGTATTACGACTGGAATATATGTTTATTCTATGACAATAGGAATGGATACGGATATTATTGGCTCCACTTGGAGTAATATGTTCGGTATTCTATTAACAAATAGTTTCAGTATCGTAGGAACAATACTTGGGGTGAAGTATGGGGCAAGTCCTAACAAAGATAAATAAATAAAAAAATAAAAAAAATGAGTAGATTTAAAAGATTAATTTTCGGTGAAACTCCGTATGTAAAGGTTGAAGATAAAAATCGTTTTTATTATATGCTTCAACAAATGCAAGCAAACAGATGGAAGATAACAATGATTGTATTGTTCTTATTCTTTTTCATCATTGCTGGTATAAACTCCGCAGTATTTTTCGGTGTATCAATTGAAGAGAACTGGAAAGAAATGTTATTGATATTGTTTGGAGCATTCGTTGGTAATCTTAACAAGGTTGTTGATTACTGGTTTAACTCTGAGGACAGAGATAAGATGTTAATCCAAAAGGTTGATGAAGAGGATGGAACAGTATTATCTAATGTTGCGGAATACCCAACAACACCAAGACCACCACAAGAACCAGTTGTTATAGTTACAAAGGTTAAAGAAGAAACTCCTGTGGTTGTTGAAGAACCAATTGTTTATACTGAACCTGAAGTATATAAGGAACCAATTGTTGAGGAATACCCAACTGAGGAACCAACACAAGAAGGTGAAGAAAATATCTAATAAATTAAGATAGTATTAAAAACCCCACTCTTTCAAGTGGGGTTTTTCATTTTTAATATCCTGTTGATTCAGTTTCCCAAACCTCTTCGTTAAGTTTTTTATTTAATTCGTAAGCTCTTGCTAAACGAGTCATCCCTATTCCACCACCAAATCGTGGGAAGAAATCATGTGATAAAAACTCTTCCAATTCTTTTTCTACTCTTTCTTTACCAAATAATTCAAAAAGTTTTTCAGAATATTTTCCATTCTCAATTGTGTAGAAGTTATTTCTCATCTCTTCAACATTGGAACTTCTTTCAGCCGAACCAATTGTTTCTTGACCGAATAAAATTACATCAACTTTGTTGAATATTTTGTTTTTACCTTCTCTCATATTCCAAAATGGATTTGTTCTGTATGGAAAGTTCTGTAGAGATACTACTGAACCTTTCTCTTCCCACATTCTTGTCTCGTGTTCGTTCTCTAAAATTTGAACTCCACCATATTCATCACAAACATCATCATAGTTTACTTCTACAGGACTATTAAATCCAAGATAATCTAAAAGTTCTGATTCAAGTTTTAACATTTCTTTCATTCCACCTTTTGATTCAAACTCAAACATTGGGAAAATCATTTCATGACGACCTGGTATTGGGTCTTTTTCTTGTCTATAAGATGTTGAAATACAATATACACCGTCCCATTCAGGATTCTTAAGAAGTTCGTATTCTAACCACATTTGACCTGTCTGTGGTAGTGGCCAAACCTCTCCCTGATAATTAAACGTTGTTATTGAGTGTGGATTTTCACACGCTGCCAAGATTGACAATCTTGATTGGGTTGGAACTTCTTTAAATCCTTTGTTTTGGAAGAATGTTCTCATCTTTTGAACTAACTCGTTGTAAGTTTCTGTGTTTTTCATTTTTTGTTTTTTTTATTTTATTTATTAAAAGGGCAAAAAAAATCCTCCCGAAGGAGGATTATTTATATATTTTCTAAATTGGTGTTTGTCATTTTGAAATAAATATGTGATATTTTTGAAAAATAAATGATTTAACATGATTTTTATATTATATTGTAAAAGAAATATGAAATTAATATTAGCAATGTTAGTGGGAGCTCTCGCTCAAGTACTAACTTTCTTACAACTACAAGGAAGATGGAAGTTTGAGTGGATGAAAAATCATCAGTGGTTGGTCGTGTTAATGGGGATTCCTATATCAATATTATTTATGACATCAGTTGGTTTGATGGTCCAACATTTTAATGGTCAGTTGTGGCCATCTAGATTAATAGGGTTTGTAATTGGAACAATAATGTTTACAATTATGTCAACTACATTATTTGGGGAACCGATAACAATTAAAACTGGTGTATGTTTAGTATTGAGTTTAATGATATTGATGGTTCAGTTGTTTTGGAAATAAGTCCCCTTATCTCAGTTTGATTTATATGACAAAATGTCAGTTTTTTTATTTTGGCACATTGTTTAATAATCGGGGTCGGACTTGACTCCATAAAATAAAATTCATATAATTAAACAAAAATTAATTAAACTATGGGAAAAATAATAGGTATTGACCTTGGAACAACTAATTCATGTGTTGCCGTAATGGAAGGTAACGAACCAGTTGTTATTACAAACAGTGAAGGAAAAAGAACCACCCCTTCAATTGTAGGATTCTTAAATGGTGGTGAGAGAAAGGTTGGTGACCCGGCTAAACGTCAGGCGGTTACTAATCCTGATAAAACTATTTCATCTATCAAGCGTTTCATGGGAAGTAGCTTTGATGAAAGTAAGGGTGAGGTTAAACGTGTTCCCTATAAAGTGGTGAACAGTAAAGGAACTCCTCGTGTTGAGATTGACGGTAAGGAGTATTCTCCACAAGAAATTTCAGCAATGGTTCTTCAGAAGATGAAACAAACTGCTGAAGATTATTTGGGTTCAGAGGTAACTGAGGCGGTTATCACAGTTCCGGCTTACTTTAACGACGCTCAACGTCAGGCTACAAAAGAGGCTGGTGAGATTGCGGGGTTGAAGGTGATGAGAATTGTTAATGAACCAACCGCGGCAGCACTTGCTTATGGTCTTGACAAACAATCTAAAGAGATGAAGATTGTTGTGTTTGACTGTGGTGGTGGAACTCATGACGTATCAGTTTTGGAGTTAGGTGATGGTGTATTTGAGGTATTATCTACCGATGGTGATACACACCTTGGTGGTGATGACTTTGACCAAGCAATCATTGATTGGTTAGTAACCGAATTCAAAGACGAAAACGGAATTGACTTGACAAAAGATGCTATGGCTCTTCAACGTCTTCGTGAAGGAGCTGAGAAGGCGAAGATTGAATTATCTTCTTCACCATCTACTGAGATTAACTTACCATACATTATGCCTGTTGATGGTATACCGAAACACTTGGTAAGAACATTGTCTAAAGCCAAATTTGAACAACTTGTTGATAGTTTGGTTGAAAGAACTATTGCTCCTTGTAAGTCGGCTTTGAAGAACGCAGGACTTAAGACAACCGATATTGATGAAATCATTTTGGTTGGTGGAACAACACGTATTCCGGCAATCCAAGAATCGGTTAAGAAGTTTTTTGGTAAAGAACCGTCAAAAGGTGTTAATCCTGATGAAGTTGTTGCTCTTGGAGCTGCTATCCAAGCGGGAGTATTAGCGGGTGATGTTAAAGATGTATTGTTGTTAGACGTAACCCCACTTTCATTAGGTATTGAAACTATGGGTGGAGTATTCACAAAATTAATTGAGGCAAACACCACAATCCCAACCAAGAAATCACAAGTATTCTCAACCGCAGTTGATAACCAACCAACAGTTGAAATCCACGTATTACAAGGTGAAAGAGCAATGGCTAAAGATAACCGAACCATTGGACGATTCCACTTGGACGGTATTCCACCATCAATGAGAGGGGTTCCACAAATTGAAGTGATATTTGATATTGATGCAAATGGTATCATTAATGTATCGGCAGTTGATAAAGGAACGGATAAGAAACAAACCATTAGAATTGAGGCATCTTCAGGACTTTCAAAAGAAGAAATTGAAAACATGAGAAAAGAAGCTGAGATGAACGCTGAATCTGATAAAAAGGCGAAAGAAGATGCTGAAACAATAAATCAGGCGGATTCACTAATCTTTTCAATTGAAAAAACATTAAAAGATTTAGATGATAAACTAACTGAAACTCAAAAATCAGATATCAATACCGCACTTGATGAATTGAAAAAGTCACATTTAGAAAGAAATGTTGAAGATATTAAGGTTAACATGGATAAATTGAATTCAACATTCCAAGAGATAAGTTCAACACTTTATGGTCAAGGTGAAGAGAACATGACCGAACAAGATTCTGAAGTATCTGATGTTGATTTTGAAGAAGTTAAAAAATAACTTAAAATTTTATAAAATAAGACCCTCAAAATTTTGGGGGTTTTATTTTTTGTAGTATATTTGTGTATGATTGGATTTTTTATCAACTGTTTAATATTCACGTGTTTTAGCCGATTTATGGATTACTATAAAAGGGGAGCTAAATTTGAGGGTGTACAAGAAGAAATTGCAAACCTAATTGGTACGTTTTTAGTTGGATTATTGGTAATTGGTTTTTTTTATTTAATTTTATTTTTAATACTTTAATATGAAAAAATTTACAAGAGTTTACGAAGATGAAGAAACAGTGTCAACATGGACTTACGATTTAGATAAGTTCAAGAACGGACCTATTTCCGTTGATATCAAATACAAATACGAACCTGTTAAAAAACCTTTAAAAAAGAAATAATATGCGCGTAATAATGTTAGACCACGATGGAGTTATCTGTTTATCAGGTAACTGGGGGTCACGATTTAAAAAACAACAAAAAGCAAGAAAGAAGTTAAGTCAAGATGTTATGTCAATGCCTGTTGATGCTCGTTTTGATAACTTTGACAAAAAGGCAATCAAGGTATTAAATGAAATCTTGGAAAAGACCGGTGCTGAAATCGTTGTATCTTCTGATTGGAAACGTTGGGTTAATGTTGAAGAAATGGGTGACTACTACGAAAAACAGGGTATCATCAAACGACCAATTGACTTTACAGGTAATGTACTTGATTTAACAAGAGTTACATGGCACCGAAATTGGGATTTAGAAGGAACAAGAAGTATGGAAATCCAAGATTGGTTGGCAAACCATCCCGAAGTTACACATTGGGTGGCAATTGACGATTTGAATATGGCAAAGACCGTACTACGTTATGGAATGGAGTTTGAACACGAATGGGGATTGGACAACTTTGTCTTAACACCTTTGAGCAATGAGGGTATCAAACAACTTGGTGTTAAAGAAATGGTATTATCTTTCTTGGAAGGATAATATTTATTCTATATGAAGTATATTGTTACAGAATCTCAAGTTAAAATATTACAGGACCAAATCCAAGGGTTAATTGACTCAACATTAGATAGTATAAGAAAAGAATCTGAAGAGTGGGGAATGGGTGAAATGGATGAACTTGATGAAGTTAGTTCAGTGGATAAAATAGTTGTTAATTATGTTGATAAGACAGTTTCTATAATGGTTTCAGTTACCGTACACAAAAACTCAAAAAGAGAAGATTTTGATAATTTAATAACTGAAATTGAGGCTAGAATGGAAGATTGGATTCCAAATATAGAATTGTATATTGAAGACATCGTAGACAACAGGAAATTTGGTCCTGGTATTGATTGGTAATTAAATTAAATTATATATGAAAAATATTAATGTGTTGTTTTTTATCTTACTATTCACATCTTGTGCTAGTTTTGAAAATCTAACTGACGACAGAACAAGACCTGAAGATGATGAGATGTATTGGAATAGGACTGAAGAGTTTTGGGTAACACATCACGAACCAAAGGAAAGACCTGTATCAAGTGAGGATTATTATGGGAACAGAACTGTATTACCCCCTACGTACTACAACAACTATTCTGATTATAACTACTATAATAGAAACAATAATTATTATCCAAACTATAACTACCAACAGACGACACTACCGTTACCACCACCTCCACCACAACACAACAACCCTTCACCGACTATTAACACACCTAAACCAAATGTAACTCATTATCATAGAGGTAATGAACCACAAAGAGGAACTGGTAAACCAGGTGTTAGAAGATAAAAAAAACCCCAAAAGGGGTTTTTTAATTTATTTCAGGTTGGTCCTCATCAGTTGGTGGTAAATCTTCTTCTTTCTTTTCTTTTTGAATTTGGTGAATTATATATCCTGAAACGGCAAATTCAACACCGGTCCACATTACTAAATCAGTTATTGACATCTCAGAATGTTTTTCCAATAGAAAGAAAATCATACCCCATTGTGCGATAACAAATGCAATACCTGATTCAATTCTTTTTTTAGAAAAAAACGAAGGTTTACTTGAATACATTTTACCTAATTCAGAAATAACCCATTTAATATTTTCCCATCCAAAGAAAAATTTCTTGTTTTTCATAATTTTATTTTTTTTTGGTTTATCTACCTTGTCCTTTGTAGTTTTTTGGTTTTTGTTCTTTTGGTCCGTATTTTTTCTTTGATACACCTTCTCTTCTTTTTCCGAAAGTTTCTTTTGACCCATTAGTTGAAAGTTTTCCTTTTGCCATTTTAACTATTTACTTTTTAATTTGGTTTATTATTATAAATAGTTTTTAAAATAAAAAAAGGGACACATGTCCCTTCTTCATTTATCGTTAAATTGATTATTTTCCTTTAACTAATTCCATACATCTTTTTAGATATTCTTTAGCTCTTGGCGATGGTGTTAATTCATCATCTTTGGTCTGTAATGATAATACTTTTTCAATGTCTTTAACTAACTCAGTACCATGTTCATTTTCCTTGTAAAGTTCAATTACTTTGTCCATTGCTTTGTTACATTGGCCTGAAGTTTCATCAAAATAATTTCTATTTCTATAATTGTTTAAATTTTGTAGCATTTCGTAAGATAGATGTTCTCCACCATCATTAACGTCTTTAAATAATCTTAAGTTATTTAAAATACCTAATGTATCTACTAAAGAGTTAACACCATTTTTTCTTTTTGTGATACTTGGAGTGTATTCCATAAAATTTTCAGCTTCTCCAGTGAGTTCCGTTAATGGTAAAGAATTAGTTGTTAAACATCTTGGTTTCTTTTCCACCATTTCGTCTTTTACAGGTATATCTTGTTCTGAGATATATTGTCTAAGTGTGTTGCGAATTAAATTAGAGTTAATACTTCTTTTTTTCATAAATTGACTATTTTTCTTATATAAATACTTATAGATGTTAAATTATTCAGTATTTCAAATATTTATCAAATGATAATCCCGTTTGAATGAATCATAAATAGTAAATCCGTTAGTATGGAAGATGGAGATAGTACACAGAACTTGGAAAAAAATATTTTTAGAAAATATTTCCGTAAAGCTTTTAATATTAGGAATGTTTTTCAACCCACTTGGATTCGATGCCGTTCAATATTGGCTTATTTCACTAACAGGGAGTTTGTGGTACGCAAATCTAACTTTGTATTTTATTTCGGGGTTTTTCTTTGGTTTGTCTTTATTGTTCAAAAAATATTCTAAATGAGAAATTTAAATAAACATTTAATAAATGAGGAAAAATCAGAATCCCAAATTAAAAGGATTATTGATATCTTAAAATATAGTGATGTATATAGTGCTCAACTACAGAAAGATTTAAATCAAGTTGTTGATTATTCAAAAAATCAAATTGTTGATTTTAATTTATTAGAAAGAGGTGTTTTGAAAGTCCTTAAAATGAAAGGTGATAAAAATAGAAACATTTTGGATTTCTTCAAAAAGTTACTAAAGTCACTTAAAAAACGTGAAATAAACATTATTTTACAGGAACCTGAAAAAGATGATTTACCACAGTTAGAACCACAAGAACCTTCTATCATTCCAAAAAAAGTTTATAGAGAAGAACTTTATTATTTACAGATTGAATTATTAAAATTACAAGAATGGTTACATAATACAGGTAAAACTGTGATTATTGTTTTTGAAGGTAGAGATTCTGCAGGTAAAGGTTCAGTAATTAAAAAATTTGTTGAGAATATGAATCCAAGATTTTATAATATAATTGCTCTTGGTATACCAACACCTGAAGAAAGAAAAAATTGGTGGGATAGATATAGAGGTCAAATTCAACCAGGTAAAGTTAATTTATTTGATAGAAGTTGGTATAATAGGGGGTTAATTGAACCTGTCATGGGTTATGGTTCTACTGAGGAGTATGAAGATTTTATGGATAATGTTGAAGATTTTGAACAAGGTTTAGTAAAAGACGGAGATTACCTATTTAAATTGTGGTTTTCAATAGACAAGATAACACAGGCGAACCGATTTGAAATGAGACAACAATCACCTTTAAAATATTGGAAGTATTCACCTAATGATGAAAAGATGCAAGATTTGTGGGATAGATTCACAGAATTTAAAGAAAAACTATTTGATAAGACATCAACAGTTAATCATCCTTGGGTAATTGTAGATTCAAACGATAAAAGAATTTCAGGTTTAAATGCAATTAGATATGTTTTACAAAATATACCATATAACGATAAAAATGAGGAAGTTTTAGATAAAAGTTTCCCTGAAGCATTAACCGTATTAAAACCACCAACAGATGAAAAACGATAAAATAATTTCAGAAGGATTACAATATCACTTGGATTATGAGATTCCATTAACTGAAAATGTTTACAGACCATTATCACAAAACTTCTTTAAATTAATTAATGAGGTTAGAGATTTATATAATCAAGGGATGATTGATTTAAATGAGGATGATGTTGAAATTGTTAAATCAGACATGGGAAAAACCGCAACCTTATCTAATGGGAAAGTTGTTCATCTTGATGTTCCATTTATTGAGGAAGACTTGAATGAAGCCGAATACAAGGGTAAGAAAGTACAGTTGGGTAGACCAATGAGAAACTCTGGTGGGGGTAAGAAATATGTTGTTTATGTTAAAAACCCTTCTTCAGGTAATGTTAAAAAGATTTCATTTGGTGATGTCCATGGTGGATTAACTGCTAAGGTATCTAACCCTAAAGCACGTAAATCATTTGCAGCAAGACACCAATGTGATAAGAAAAAAGATAGAACAAAGGCTGGTTATTGGGCTTGTAGAATCAATAGATTTGGACACCTTTGGGGTGGTAAGACATATCCAGGTTATTGGTAATAGAAATGAGTGACGATATTAAACCATACGAAGACGTTATATTAAGTTCAAATGTTAAAGAAAGGACATTTGAAGAGAATATTACTGACGTTGAATTATTATGGCATCGTGACAGAGAAGATAGAACTATTGAAGTTATTGAAGGTAATAATTGGAAACTACAATTAGACGACGAATTACCTGTTATATTAGAAAAAAATCAAAAATACTTTATACCGGCAGGGGTTTACCACAGAGCAATTAAAGGTGATGGTAAATTAAGAATTAAGATTCAGGTTTAGAACTTTTGTCAATTAAATTTGTAATCCTTCTTCTCGCCTTTTCACCTAAAGGAATTGGATTACCGTCTTCATCAATACTCACAAATTTAATATTTGTTCTTAAAACTATAACTTGATTACCAGTGTAAACATTATGAGCTCTCGCTTCCATATATAATGTTACTGACGTTATTCCTAATTTTGATGGGTACCCGTAAATCTTTAAAAGTTGACCTTCCTTGGCAGGTTTTTCAAAAAAACATTTATCAATAGATACCGTTACCATTCTTGGGGTATCACAAATTTGCATAGAATACCCTGCTGCCGCGGCGTCTAAAAGAGATAATAATTTTCCCCCAAATAGGTTACCGTGAAAACCTAAATCGGATTTTTTAATTGGGTGTGTCATAATTAATTCCATATCCATTTATAAGTTTTCTTTTGTTTTATAGAGGTTATTTGTGATTGACTTATGTTATATTTTTCAGAAATAAATTTATAAGGTTTTCCCGAGTTAATCAAGTCAATAATTTCTAAAACCTCATTATCCGTTAATTTGGAATTATATTTTGATAATTTTAATTTGGTTTCATCACTTAAAATTTTACCCTTATGTGATTCTGAAATATTTTTTCTCCATTCTGACCTTGATTCCCTATCATTTTCTTTATAAAAATTTTTAAGTCCCTTAACTCTATTGTTTATTTGTTCCTGAGTCCATTTGTACCCTTTTAACTTTTCTTTAAATTTTTTAATAACTTCTTCAGGTCTTTTAGTTCCTGTTAAAGTTTTACTTATTTTATCTTTAGTTTCTTGAGACATTGTCCACCCTGTTAAATCATCTATTGATTTGTTAATTCTTTTTGAAAGAAAAACTAAAGACCTAAACTCTTTCTCGGATTTAATTTCTTCAAATTGTTTTAGGTGTATTTTATAATGGTCCTCTAAAGATAAACAAATTAAATTTTCAATTTTATTATTTTTACGATTACCATCAATATGATGAATATCAAAAGTTCTCCCTAAAGAATCTTTAGGAATTGGTCCGTATACACTTTCCCATAATTTTCTATAATTCATATATAATAAATATCTATCTACCACCAAAAAGTAACTTACCACCAAAAATAAACTTGACGGGATGTGTATTTAATAGTTCCATAAATGGAATTATAATTAAAAATAAACTAATTTGAAATAGTATTTATTAATATGAATTATGAAAAATTAAATCATGTCTTCGACGAACAAGTTTTTGAATACAACGGTCCTGTTTTTACAATAGAAGATAAAAATAAGATTAGTTTTAAATTTAATATTGTTGGAACTAAAAATTTGATAAATATTGGTGATTGGGTTAAGTTTTATTTAGTTGATGTTGAAATTGTTAAAATAAATAAACCTTTGTTAACTTATCTATATCTTACCGGACCATCTTCTATTGAAGATTTAGATATCTCAAAAATTAAAAGTGGGGATATAGAACCTAATGATTTAGATTTTAATAAAATTTCGGAAAAATTAACAAAAACCAATCTTATCACATGGGGGTTGGAACACGAAATTGAATCTTTATTAAGATTTGCCAATATTGAGCATGTAAAAATAAATAAAATAAATTTTAATCTTCCTAAAAAAGATTATTTAACAGAACAAAGAATGAGTCGTAAAGCAACAAGAGATGTTGTTAGAGATATTGTTAATATTTTGAAAACTAACAAAAAGGGAGATTTTTTTTTACCTGGTGATGAAGATTTTTATACTTTTAAAAATTATCCTTTAGAATTTATAGTTGAGTTAGATATACGTCACAATAAAAAAATGGAAGGGTTTAAGATTAACGGTAGTTATGTTCCTGAAGAAGAGATTATTGAATTATTAATTATATGTAATCCTAAAACATTAAGACGTGATTTTTATAATATAATTGGTGAACTGAATGAAATAATTACTCACGAATTAGAACATGGTAGACAAGAGTATAGGGGAGATTTAGATGACGTTAGTTTAGATACTGAGAATAATTTAGAATATTACTTACAACCTCACGAAATACAAGCCCAAGTAAAAGGTTTTAAAAGATTGTCAAAATTAAAGAAAGTACCATTCGTAGATGTTGTTAAACATTGGTTTAACACACATAAAGATATTCACGGTTTAACAAATGATGAAGAAAATATTGTAATAGATACTTTAATTGATTACAATTCAAAAAATTAATTTTTGAATCTTTCTAACATTTTATTAACTAACTCTCTAATAATCAAACTAGAAACTGTTAAAATTCCAAAAGAAGCTAATCTAACAGATATTTGTGATATATCAGAGTCGGTGAATGTTCCGTTATGAGCCAATTCAAAAAATTGAGGGATTAAAGGTACTATGAAAGTATAACTTACTATATTGATTATCTTATGTGTGGTTAAATTTAAAGATTGGATAAATGTAACAAAAACATTCTTTAATTCTTCCCCTTTTTTTAGAGTGGTTTTGAAAATATCCTCTAATCCTTTTTCTTTTATTTTCTCTAATATAGTTGTTATCAATTTTTTATTGTCAAAATAAATAACGGCAATGACTCCGGTCAATAATAAAGATAATTCAACATCATTTATATTGGGTTCAATACCTAATACAAAATCATTAAGCGGACCTACTAAACCGCCAATCGTTGCTCCCCAAGTGATGGCAAATTCTAAATTAACACCTATTTGTTCTGACGCTTTTTTTAAAATATCTTTCACAAATTCGTAGTTTTCTTTGACTATCCCACCTAATTCTGAACCAATTGATTCATTAATTATTAATTTTTTTTGTTCTTCAGTAATAATAAAGTTAGAATTCATATTTATATAAATATTAGTTAATATTTAATTATAAAGGTATAAAATGATAAATCCTAAACTTAAAGTTGGTGACAAAGTAATTCTTCTACATATGGAGGACGAATATAGTAATGTCCCACCAACAACTGAAGGTGTTGTTACTATGGTTAATGATGTGATGGGTGAGACAATTTATTCAGTTAAATGGGATAATGGTTCATCTTTAAATCTAATTTCTACAACTGATGTGTGGAAAAAAAAGAATGATGGTTTGAAAGAATCTTTTAATAATGCCGAGTGGAAAAGAACCGAAGAGTTAATTAAAAACATTGATGTTTTTAAATATTTTGATAGTAAATTTTTAAGAGATTACTTAAAAAAACTCAGAGAATGTAGTTTGGTAAATATGGCTGGTGCTGCACCATACCTGTATATGGGTAGGGATAGAATTAAAGCGGATATTTTCCTTAAAAATCATAAAAATGAATATTGTGATGAAGTTTTAGAAATGGCAAATCAATCACAATCATTGATGATTTCAGGGGTAATGAGATTCTTAGAAAAAAACAACAAGGAAATTAGTTTGGAAAATGTTAATAGATATATACAAAGTTTATCAAGTAAAGTTTTATCGGTATATATTTTAACTTTCTAAAAATTCAAAATACCAAGAATCATTTGTAAAAACAGGTTTGATGGGTATGTCTAAAAATACTGCGTTTTGCTCACCAGCATAAAGACCAAGTATGTTATAATCATAAAATTCTTCAGCCTCTCCCATAGTCATTGAATCTCTTTCACAAAGTATTGATAGAATCTTTGGTTTTGAATATAAGATTCTTCTACCATTACCAAATTCTTCAACAATACCAATTATTGCCGATTCTAAACCATCCAAAAGGACTGCCCCTTCGGCATACTCATCAATATCAACTTTCATATTATAATTGTAATTAAATTATTCTTCTTAATCAACATATTTATATTTAAAACAACATTATGAATGCATATTTTACAAATATAACACCCGAAGAGAAAGCAAATATATTAGATAAACACAAAACAGTTTATGATGGATTCGCTACAAACTACGCACAACCAAATCAACAACCTTTATATGTTCAAGATTATGCAAACGATAAAGGTGGAATTACTGTGAGTAACAAAAATAATGTTACCACATATAAGAACATGTATATTAATGAAGATGTTTACAGTGGGATGGCTTATGACCCTGAGGAGACATTTGAATCTTTAGATATGATTGGTGACGGTCCTGATGATTTGGAATACGGAACATTTGGTCAGTCTGAATTAGAAGATTGTCAGTTTTGTAATGGTGTAGGTAGAGATGAATTTAATGATGAAGAATGTGAATGGTGTGTGGGAACAGGATTTAAAGATAATAGTTCACATCATTATGATATTGAAGTTGAGCCTGAGTTTAGTGATATTAAAGTTTTGGACTTAGAAGATGAGTTGGATGATGAGATGATTGAACCATTACAAGAACAAGTGAATAAATCACTTGATATGTTTAGAAGGTTTAATAACATTTAATCTGTATTTTTTAAATTTTTGTGATATTTCTTAACTAAAGATAAGATAATGGAAATTAATGAATTGGTTTCATTTTATATAAATGAATCATCCCAAACTTTAGAATACACATTTAGAACTATTGATGATTCTGAAGATGAAATTAGGACAGGGTCTATTGAATTTGACGAAATTAAAAATTTTGGTTACGATTTTTTAGATGACATTACAAATTCTTTCAAAACATTGGAAGAAGATGGCCTTTTTGATGATGATGATTATGGAGAATTTGGTGATTTGTTTGATGATGAATTTGATGAACAAGAATTCATTTCTTTTCTAAATGAATATTATTTGGTTAACCCCAAAAAACTACCAAAATCAGAACTTTTTTAAATAAAAAACTATATATAGTATATGAGAAATGATGTTGATTATATTATTAATATTTTAAAAAAATATTCAACAAGTGATAGTGAAACACCTGAAGAATTAGGTGAAGATGAGGCAGCATCATCAAGTTCAGGAGCAAAACCAGCATATCCAACTGTTACCAAATGGGAGACAGGTGTTGCTAGAACAGGACCCGCAAATCAAATAGGGTTAACTAAATGGAGAGACATTGTTAAAATTACAAGAGGTAAGGCAAATACTTTATTATAATTAGATATTTATATTAGATATGAAAAAAAATTTATTAGAAGAAATAGAAAAAAGTAAGGTTTTAATGGGCTATAACCCAAAAAATACCTTATCTGAAAATCAAAACATTATTTCATCTCGTTCTGATATGGATATTGTTTTTACCGATTGGTTATCACCTGATGAAAAATATATAATCTTTTTAGACGAAGTTTATGACTTGGAAAACAAAGTTAGATTAGGTAATATTTGGGAAAATTTTGACTTGTTTAAGAATTTCATCAGACATTCATTTGAAGTTGCAACCAATGTCCCACAAGTAGTGAAAGAATCTATAAATAAATCTTTGAGTAAGTTAATTTTAACTGAATCAACTCAAGACATGACTAAATTGAAACCTTTCATTAGACAATTAATGTTAGAAGGGACATGGAATATTTTCAATAAAGATTTTTATAGTATGGATAATATTGGTCAACTTGGTACAGAAGTTGCCGATTGGACAGTAAAACAAGCTAAAGACGCTTATGAAGGTACAACAGATTTTTTATCTACATCATGGGAAGGTCTTAAAAAGGCGGGTATTGCAATTTCAAAAGGTGATTGGGGTGAATTAATGAACTTAATTGGTAAAGGAGCATTATATGTTGCTAGAAAATTAAGAGCGGCGTTGTATCATCCAATAGGTATTGCAATTGACGCTATATTAATCGCAACAGGTATTGGTAAGGCGGTACAATGGATACCTTGGGCTATTGTTGTTTCACTTGACGCATATGAGGTAATTACAGGTGATTACGAAGACCCTGAGTTACCAACATGGTTGAGAGTACTATTTTACGGTCTTGATATATTAGGATTAGTTTTAGCTGGGGCAGCGGCAAAGGCGGGAAGAGTTGGTGTTGAAGCCGCTACCGCAGGTATAAAAACTGAAGCTCAAATGGCTGAATTTTTATCAAAAAATCCTGAACTAAGAAGTACTGTGGAAAGTATGGGTAAAAACGCTGGAAAAGCAACAGGGTTTTTAAGAGATGGGGTTAACTACTTAAAAGAAACCTTTCCTGCTGGAGCCAAATTTATTGAATTTACTTTAGGAAGTATTGAAAAATTTATAACATTTATTGTTGATGGGATTAAAAGTATCTTACCAGCAGGTAAAGACGTTGTAAAAGGGGCGTCAGCAGCTGGTAAAAGTTTAGGTACATATTTCGGTGTTGAAAAAGTAATACATGCATACCAAGAAAAACAAGCGGAAAAAGACCAAAAAGAATTTGACAAAAATGTAGAAAAAGATATAGATAAACTAACAGGTGGTCAAGCCGACTATTCTGATGACATACCATTACCAATACCATGAAACAAAATTTATTAGAAGAAATTAATAAAATGAAAATGATGTTCAGTTATGATAATAAAAAAACTCTAACTGAAAACATTAATATTAAAGAACAATTAGGGGCCTTAAGAGATTTAGCTAAAGTTGATAGAGAATTTTTAAATGCTAATAGAGCTGAACTTGAAAACATTCTATCAAAATCAGTTGGGGGTTTAAAAGATATTAACGGTAATAGTCTTAAAACTGCTGATGAGTTATTTACTGCAATAAAAACGGATAAATTGGCACCTGCCGCATTAGGAAAGGTTAATAGAGGCCTTTTGAGTAGTACAAGTGTTAGTAGAGAAGTTAAAGAAGCGGTTGCTAAGGATATTGGTGAATTTATGTACACTAAAAAAGCCGACTACGCAGGTGCTACTCGTACAGATATGAAGGACGCTTTAGTTAAACAAAAAAATTATTCACCTGAAGAAGCTGAGATGATTCTTAAAGCTTATGAAGGTAAAGGTGGAATGTTTAAGGACTCTAAAACCGCTAATAATGCTAGAGATGCGGAAGCGGCTAAAGATGCGGAAGCGGCTAAAGACCTTGAAAGACAGAAAGAACTTGATAAGTTAAAAGACAAAAACAAAAAAAATGATTTTGAAAGACAAAAAGAACTTGAAAAGTTAAAAGACAGAAAAAAACAAGCTGAGTACGAAAAAATGATTGAAAAATATAACGTACCTAAAGATAAAGCTGGTTTTTGGAAAAGATTCCAAAAAAGTATAGCAGATGCTGGATTTGTTAAATCATTACTTGTTTTAGGAGGTATTGGATTAGCGGCTTATCTTCTATATGACTGGTTCATGAATGATGATGAAAATGTAACATTTCCTGATTGTTTAAAAAATAAAGTTAGTAAAGACGATTGGGATGAAACTATTAAAAACGGACAATGTTTAATAATTAATGTAACAGGAAACGAACAAATAGATTCAATCGGAGGTGGTAAATTTTATGAAGACGGAAAGTTTAAATCAGGTGATGATTCACAACAAGGTACTTGGAGTGATGAGGGTGGAAATATTACAATAAAAGTGGGTACAGATAATTACGCAATACCATGTAATGGTGAAGCTCCAAATCCTAACGACGATAATGATATGACAGAAGAAGAGGAATTATTGGAAGATTCTGACGTTACTTTTGGACCGTGTGATAGCCTCCCATTATCTAAAGGTTGTACTGGTGAATATGTAAGAAACATCAGAGAATGTTTAGGATTAAAAGGTAACCATTTCACCAGTCTTTTGGAAAGAAAATTATTATCTCAAGGTTATGACATTACTGTGACCACAGATATTTATAATAAAATAATGAAAAAATGTGGTAAACAAGGTATTTATGATATGAGATTTAACACATACTCAACTAAAGATATTTAAAATTATGAAAAAATACATTACAGAAGAAAACAACATTGATACAAGAGCTCTTTTAGATAGATTCAAAAATTCACCACCAGATATTCAATTAGCTATACAATTCGCAAAAGAATGTTTTCCTAATTTAGATATAAATTCATTCGGACCTGGAGGATATCCAAACAATAATGGAGTAAACTGTATTAAGTTTAAATCACAAAATCCTGCAAACTCTTCAAATCCTATTGGGTATCTTTGTGACTCAAATGGTGGTAAATTAGTTTATTTAAGTCAGGCTGAAGATGATAAAAAGGCTAAGGGAATTACATCAGCTCCAGCTAAAGAAACTAAATGGTCTTGTTCGGTTCTTACACAATATAAAAACGCATATTCTAGCCCTGACTTACAAAATATATATGATGCGTTAAAAACGGTTTTTAAACCTGAAAATATAAAAGATTATACTGAGTTAACTAAAACACAAGCATTACAACAAGGTTTTTATTTACAATCTTTAGATAAAATTTACACAGATTACAAACAAGCTTTAGATAGTATCGCTTCAGATGTTAATTGGCAATTTAAAATTGCTAATAAACCTTTTTACTTTTGGATGAAAGGAGTACCACAGGATTTTAAAAAAGATATATCAGCATCAATTGTTTCAGACATGGAAACTATTGGAGCTACCGCTGGACAGTGTTCAACTCTTGAAAGAGAAAGAGGAACTTGTTTTGATATTGATTTAAATGAAATGTATCCTGGTGAATTCCAAGGACCAAAATATTACCACTACAACGCAACAAACGCTGAAGAAGCTAGAACAAAACTTAAAACAATTAGAAAAGAAACCCAAGGTTCTTATGGTAAAAGAGATTGTAAAAAAACATTCAGAGAGTATGTTGACTTAATTAGAACTTGTGGTCAAGGTCAATCACAAACTGAAATAAATATGATGAAACCAGCCGTACAAGCTTGTATTAATACACAGAGAGATAAGTTTCCTGATGAGGTTAAAATTATCAATAACCCAATTAAGGGTAAACATATGGACATGAGTTGTACTAAAAATTTCAGATTAACACAAACTGAATCACAAACAAGATTAAAAAATATTATTAGAGAAAACTTAATTAAATTAAGTATCCGTAAAGGGTTAATCTAATAACGATACCGTTTGGAGTAGTATCCAAATTGGAATAAACCAACTAAAAGAAAGGGGGTATTTAAATCTACAGGAGGATGTCGCAAGACATCTTTTTGTTTACAGGAATTTTTTCTGAAACTCCGTCCAAACAGATTCAATATTAGGGTGAATTGCGTCCGAAAAAAAAGATGGTTCAAATGGTTTTTGAATCATTTTCATTCCAACTTCAGATGGTGTTTTATCTCCCTTAACTTTATTACAGTGAGAACAACAAGTAACTAAATTTATCCATGTATTTTCCCCACCTCTTGATTTAGGAATCACATGGTCAATAGTCAGTGTTTTACTACTACCACAGTAAACACATTTATAATCGTCTCTTCTAAAAATACGATGTCTATTTATTTTAAGTTTGTGAATACGGTATTTTACGTAATTTAGAAGGCGTATTATTAATGGACGAGAATATTCTTTCGTTTCAGTAACGATAGGTTTCTCACCTGACTTTAATATTTCTGCCTTTCCTTTAACCACTAAATTAAACCCCCTATAAACAGAGGTAACATTAAGTGGGGTATAGTCAGCATTTAAAACTAAAACTTTGTCCATTATGAAAATAATAATAATAAAAAACTTTAAAAACAAATTTGATTTTATGTGTTAATCATTTTATACTTATAAAAAAAAGTTATGTTTGTAATTATTAAACACATTAAAAATTTACAGGGGGTTGAGATGCCTGTTATCATTTTGAATATTCATGATGAAATATTTGAATTTGATACTTATGAAGAAGCGGAAATAACAAAAGAGTTATTTGTGAAAAATTCTGATTCAGGTCACAGATATTCGGTAAAGAAACTTTGACATATGGTTCCGTGGTGAAAGGGATATCACAGTAGATTTCTAATCTTCTATTCTTGGTTCGAGTCCAAGCGGAACTACTTATAAAAAGAGAAATTAATTTTTCTCTTTTTTTTTGGTAGATTAAGAAAAAGTTGTATATTTGTAATCCACCCAATAAACAAATAAACTATGAAAACACTTATCAAATACGCTTTAATCATCTGTGGTTTAATCTTCATTGTAAACAAAGGTTCGGATTTTTTAGGTGGATTAACTAACATCAATTCCAAAGATGTTAAAGATAAAATTGAAGGTTTATTAAGTGCAAATGAGGAGTCATCTCCCACTAAAAAAGATGGAACTGTTACTATCCACATTGTTGGTTTGGGTGACTATACTAAATCAGATTTGGTAAACGCTAAAAAATACGTTGAGGAGTTCTACGGATATAGTTGTGTTGTTGATGGTAGTGTACCAACTAAAACTTCAATGTATGTTGAAAACTCAAATACTTTAAATGTTACAAACTGTCTTGCCGAGCTTAGCGTACAGGGTCAAAAAACAATCTATGTGACAAAAGAACCACTTTACTCAAAACAATGGGGTATGTTGAGAGGTATGACACATATGAGAGGAAATACTGTGGTAGTTAAAGGTGGTGAACACTTACAAGAAACTGTTATTCACGAGCTTGGTCACACTTTGGGATTGGGTCACTGTGATAATCCACAATGTATCATGGCGATTAATAATGACGCTGAGGATACAGGACAGTTTTGTTCAAAATGTAAGAATCAATTAAAAACCCAACACTAAAAACCCGACAATTTATTTGATAGTTTAAAAAATATATTGTATCTTTGTAAAAGAAATAAAAACCCAAAAAATGAATATTATGAGTAAAAAAGACAAAAAACAAAACGCTGAGTTGATTGAGAAATTGAATGAAATCCAATCACAATTAAATGAAGTTAAATCTGATGCAGGTATTGAAAATGAAGAGGGTGATATCGTTTTCACACGAGAACAACTTGAAAACTTCTTGGTTGAATATACCACCAAAATCAATGAACATATCTTTGAAGAAATGTATAATTCACTTGACCACGAAAATCTTGTTACATTTGACGTAGAAGGTAATAGAATTACACCAACCATTGATGAAGATTTGTTAAAAGATGCTTTCAATGAAGCAACCTACAATGTTGAAACCGATGTGATGATGGATTTTGCTGACGAAGCAATCTCCGAAGTAATCTAATTTGCAAAGAAGACCCCACAATACCGTTTATCTGAGGTTGGACAGTGTGAACCTGGCGGGAAGGCTCCAAGGCTATGGGGGAGGCTATACAAACTTGAATCAGATACCCCAATTATGGATGGAAGGGGTTAGGAACCTTAAATGGTTGTAATACAATCCACAAGTTGTAAGAATACTGAACAATCTTACAATATACACTGTTATCTTCTTAGTGAGACCACCCACGTAACTTTGGGGGTATGGAGAAGATGTCCTGAGGGTATCACTAAACGATATATCTGAAAGGTTATGACTAATCTGATTAACTTAGTAAATATGGACGGAGTGTGAGAGTACAGGTCTTCGGTGGATGGTTACTACGGTCCCACTCTCTTGGGGCATATCCGAAGAAATACTATTGATGGTAAATACTAAAACCAAAGGTCGTCTCGTGAATTACCACACGGACAGGGAAGGCGACCTTTAACTTATATGAAGAAGTAGCTCAGAAGGTAGAGCATAGGTTTGAAACACCTTGTGCCACGTGGTTCGAATCCCTCAGGGACTACTATTGGAAGATTACCCAAGTTGGTGAAGGGGCTTGTTTGCTAAACAAGTAGGATGTTAAAGTCGCGAGGGTTCGAGCCCCTCATCTTCCGCAAAAATTATCTTAATTGGTTATATACTGATAAAAATTTATTAATAAACACTTTTGTGTTTGAAGCTTTAAAACAATCTTCAGCAAAATAACCGTCGGCACCATACTTATCAATTTCAAATCTAATATCCCCTATCGTATTTCTTGATACCATAAAATTATGACTATCAATATGCCCAACCCTAATATTGTTACCGACTAATCTTAGTGAATTATCTTTATTAGATTGACCAAAACTTATAAAATCTGAGTAAATATCTTTAATATTCTCCCATAATTCAGGATGTAATAATGTATCATCATCGTTTGAATAGACATACCCATCCTCTATTAGGTCTATTGCGTAGTTTCTTTGAGCGTGACCCGCAGTACTGCCAGAATCCCTGTGTAAATAAACTTCGCAATTATTGGGAATTAATTCCTTATCAGGTAGTTCGTCAAAATCAAAAACAACTATCCATCGATAATTTTCCTTAGGTATGTTTATACTTTTAGATATTAGATGTAGATTTTCAGGACGACTACAAGGGGTAATTATGTTTAATATCATTTTAAATTATTAAATTTTTTTAATCCAACTAGTATCTTGGAATATTTTGTCAGGTTTTCCTAACTTCTCGTGAATTGCGTTTACAACACCTTGCCATACCATATGATAATCGTGGCCACAAATAAAACCTGACTCATTAATGATTGGTAGGTAGTTTCCAATATCGGTTTTTACTTGGTCATAAGTGTGTAACCCATCAATGTATACTAAGTCGACTTTTAAATCTTTTAATTCGTTAATTGCATCATCAGATATCTTACGAATATGTGTTACGTTATCGTATTTTGATATTCTTGAATTAAATTCATTAAATACCTCAGTTAAATCCATATAGTCACAAGTAACGTCATTCTCATCATAATCGTTTAAGAATGGGTCAATAGCAATAACTTTCTTAAATTTATTTGCGAATTGTTCTGTCGATTCTCCTGCGTATGAGCCAATTTCAACCATAACCATTTCTTTAGTGTTTGAAAAAGTATTAACATAGTTAATTAGGTCTTCTAACCCTTGACGATACTTTTCGTCTCTCATTACATATAATTTATCTTTGTTTAAATTTTCTACCATTTTTTTTGTTTTAATAATGTGTTATGAGGATATACAGAACCGTTAGTGTAATTATGGAAATTTGTAATAATCCTATTTGAATGTTTATTTAAATAATCTGAATCTTTTAAAAAGATACCCACATAGTCTGACCATATATCAGAGTCTTTATTACTTGTGTATTGTTCTAACAAGACCGAGTTAAACCCGTTTCTACTACTCCATTTAACTAATGAATGACCACTATCAGGGAAAAACCTCCAACTATCCACAGGGTATTGGTGAAAATCTCCATTAGAAGGCGCGTTCAAGTAAAAAACTCCTGAAGGTTTTAACACTCTCATAATTTCTAAATATGACAACCAAAAGAAATCAATATGTTCAAAGCAGGAAGAACTTACTACATAATCAAAGGTGTTATCGTCAAATGGTAAAACATATGGGTCTGTTAATACAACATCAACTCCTGGTCCTTCGGATAAATCAACACCAACGTACTTTGAGTTTTTAGGGTTAAGTGAACGTATGTTAAACCCCCCAATGTACGAACCAATTTCTAAAATGGTTAATTCCTCAGTATTAGTGTAAACATACTTTTCAAAAAATCTTTGTGCGTTTTGTTCGGCAGTTTTGTGCATAATATTTATTTTAAATAAATGTAATATTTTTTATATAACATATCAATAGTTCTAAATTGTTTTTTGACAATCCAAATATTATTTGTATCTTTGTAATCACAAAACAATAAACACTATGAACATACAAGATTTAAAAACAACAGTCCCAGCACTTTTCCAAACAGAAAAGCTTTCAAAATTATCTGACCGTTACACCATGGTTCCAACCATTGAAGTAGTTGACAAATTCATTCAAAATGGATGGGAAGTTAGCGGAGCAAAACAAGTGGGTAAGGGTTTATTCGGTAAACACCAAGTACGTCTTCGTAATTCAGAATTACCACAAGTTGGAGATTCATTACTTGAGGCGGTGATTACTAACTCACACAACGGGACATCAACCCTTCAAATCGGAGCAGGATTGTATCGTTTAGTATGTTCAAATGGTTTAACAGTTCCTGTATCAACCTTTGGGGATATGAGACAATCTCACTTGAACTTGAGTATGAACGATGTTGAGATGATTACCGAGCAGTTCGTATTGAACACTCCGAAAATTCAGAAGTCAGTTGACCGTATGATGGAAGTGAGAATGGATACAGAAAGAAAGGCCGACTTCGTATCTAAAGCGGTGGGTATCCGTTGGAAAAACACCGAAGACATCTCAACTTTAACTTTGGAGACAATCATCAACCCACTTCGTGATGGTGATGAGGACGATAACCTATGGAATACCTTCAATATCGTTCAAGAGAAGTTGATTCGTGGTGGATTCATCAAACAACAAGGTCGTAATGTTCGTACTGTAAAGGGGATTCAATCTCTGAATATGGACAACATGATTAACACCAAACTTTGGGAACTTGCTGAGACCTATGTTTAATTAGACAAGATTTAAAAATTATCTATCAGGTTAGTTAATAATCCACAATTAACTAACTTGATAGATATTTATAGTTTATTATGTCTAAAAAATTTATAATTTCAGAATCGGAAAGAAAAGAAATATTATCTTTGTACGGTTTAATCAACGAAGTTGCTTCGGAAGATAGATTTGAAATTTCTGCTCAAAATTATTTTGCGTCAGGTTACCACTCTGGACTACATTCAAGTGTTAAGTCTTCAATTAAAAAACAACTTGAATCGGCTAAACAATTTATAAAACAAAAAGAGGGTGAGGGTAAAATTGTCTTTATTAAAATAACCTCAAGTGAATCTGCGGTACCTAATCATGATAATGAAACTCAGGGAAAACCTGAAGTTGCAAAAGGATGGTTGAGACAACGAAGAGCTGAGACTATGAAAAAATATATTTCATCGGTTTTAGAGGGGTGGACAGATTTAAAAACAATCCCCCCATTTGAACCGTTCATATTTTCTGAACCAACTCAGAAGTACACTGAAGGTGATAATAAGAAAGACCCAAGATTTAAAACAGATATTTGGGTTAAAGTTGAAATGGAAGTTAAACCAGCTGATGCTTGTTTAGTTGGACTTGGGGTTGAGGTTATGTATACAGACTATCCTGACCCTAAATTTCCATGTAGAGGTAATCATAGATGTAATGAAGCTTTGTTTAATGTTAAATTAAATGGTATTATTATTGGTTCGGCGAATTTGAATAACGGTAGTAGAGGAGGTGACGTAAAGGCACCTATAATTAGAGTTACTCCTGAACAATCTGAACAAATCGCTAAGAATAGTAAAGATGGTTTATTAACATTATCGTTACAATGTAACACCAGTACCTGTCACTCGGCAACACCTGAAATCAGAATTTCTAAAGATGGTGTAGTAATTATTCACACTTGTACTTCATTAATGGCTAGAAATGATAGTAGAGAAACAACTGTATTAGTGTTAGATTTATGTGGTAATATTATAACTAATAAAAATAACCCTGCAAATGCGGGTGTGTTGGACCCTTCTAGTACTTTGGCAACTAAATCTACCGCAAATAAAACAACTCAGACAACCCAGACAGGTAAAACTATATACATTTACTCAAAAAACGGAAAAACGTATAATCAAAATAGTTTAGATGAAATCATTAACGCTAAATTAATTGCGTTAGACGAAGCAACTAAAAAATATAAATGGATTGGAAATACGGTAACAACAATATCTTCAAAAAATTCACAGTACCCATCACAAACTATCAACAAAGGTGATGTTATTGAATTAAAACCAACTATAATTGATGTGTTTGAAAGTAAACAAACACTAGATGTTATTGCAAAATATAATGAACTATATAATAGTGGTAAAATAATAAAACAATCATTAGGTGGGGGATTAAGTGAACGATATATATGGGCTGACAAAGATACTCCGGTGAATAATATTTTACCAGGTAAAATTAAATCTAAAGTTTCAAAATTTACAACAGGTAGGATGGTATTTCTTAGAAGTAAACAATCTTTAAAATTTTAAAAAAAACTTGACATAACAAGAAATTTATACTACTTTTGTAAAACAATTGATATTTAATAAGAAACAATGAAACAGAACTCAACACATAATGTAAGTAATCTCCCGACAAACGTGGGCCAATCTTGGTTTACGATTAAGGGGCAGGATTGCCGTAAGTTTAGGGTTCTTAATAAGATGTAATCGTATCATCAAATATATAAAGAAGGACCCTGAACTACAAAGTTCGGGGTTTTTTTTTGATGTTATAACAAGGTTCTTTGACATATTGGGAAAATACACGTCAGTGGTGAAATGGTATCATACCGGTCTCCAAAACCGTTGTTCGGGGTTCAAGTCCCTGCTGTCGTGCAACAAGCCTCTTTAGCTCAGTTGGTAGAGCACTTGTTTTGTAAACAAGATGTCGTTGGTTCGAATCCGACAGGAGGCTCAAACATTATTTATAAGTTTTAAATATTTTTCGAACCCGTGATGTATTTATATAAAAAAAGAAATAAAATGGACACGAGTTTGAAACAGGGAATATTAAAATTAAGAAAGGAAGGGAAAAATTATAATGAGATATCTAAAATTTTGAATTGTTCAAAAAGTACAATATCATATCATTGTAATAATAATGACGTTGGGGGAAACTTTGTAAGTGAAAACAGAGAAAAATTAACTCAAGATACAATTAATGAGTTGAATGAATATTATAAAGAACATACAATTAAAGAGTGTATGGATAAGTTTAACATTTCAAAAACAACGGTTGTTAAACATACCATAAATAAATATCGTAAATTGACTGACGAAGAATTAAAAAAACGAAACTATAATCATTTAAAGTACCATAGACAAAAATTAAAACAATCTGCCATAACTTATAAGGGTGGGTGTTGCGAGAGATGTGGATATGATAGGTGTAATTCGGCGTTAGAGTTTCACCACTTAAATCCGAATGAAAAAGATTTTGGAATAGGTACTTATAAAGTTTTATCTTGGGATAAGTTAAAAAATGAATTAGATAAATGTATTATGGTTTGTGCTAATTGTCACAGAGAAATACATGAAGAGTTAAATAAATAGTCGTGTGGTGAAATGGTAATCACGCAACACTGATACTGTTGTATTTTGAGTTCGAGTCTCAACATGACTACTAAAATTCGAGAATGAAGTGTAATGGTATGCATGGGATGTTTGGGGCATTCAGGAGACGTTCGATTCGTACATTTTCGACAAATGGGGTGATAGCGCAGGCGGTCAGTTCGCGTCGGTCTGAAAAACCGAAGATGTGTGGTTCGATTCCCACTCACCTCACGAGGTCCTGAATTAACAGGACAACCCCACCTCCGATATGGCAGTCAGTCCGTTAATCTGACGAAGTGGGTTTTTTATAAGCGGGTATAGTATAATGGTAGTATAGGGTCCTTCCAAGTCTTTGGTCTCGGTTCGAATCCGGGTACCCGCTTTTTTTGGCTCTATGGTTGAATGGTTACAATGCCGGTTTGTCACACCGTGTGGTCTGGATTCGAATTCCAGTAGAGCCGCTAAAGAGGAATAACTTTGTGTAGGAGCCTCAGGGGACTGCAGCCCCACTACACTCCATATTGCCCCTTCATCTAAGGACAGGATATCTGATTTTGATTCAGAAAATGGTGGTTTGAATCCATCAGGGGCAACTATTATAAACTTCATAAAGAACTTAAACAAAATGAAAACACTTTGGAAAACATTAATCTATCCATTTCAGATGATATGGGATAGTATCTTTGATAACGATGCTGGAAAGATTGTTTCAAAGAGGGGACTTATTGAACTAATGAAACACGACGAGGAAGCTGGGATGTACGATGTAGATTTCAGTGAAAAGTCAAAAGAAAATTTGGACTAACAGGAACATCGCCATATATTTGTAATTACAAAACGATAAGGATATGACACAGAAACAACAAGATGCGATTGACGGTGTAATGGATTACTTCAATTTTGAAAAAGTCCTAAAAGTAATGGAACTATTGGAATGGGAGTGGAAGGATGCTGAAGAAGGTATTCCTACTGTACCTGAATTGAGACAACAGGTAAGACGATTGTTAAAAATGTCGTTAGAAGAAAAAACAAACACATCAACAGGTGGATTCCACGTGATGTACGAATCAAGTGAAGATGGTGGTGAATTTATTCAATTAATGTTTGCGGTTGAAGAATGGTATGAAGATGTGGAAAAAGATTTGGCGGAATAAGAAAGTTGTTGTATATTTGTTGAAGTTCTTTGAGAGATTAAAAAAATAGTCAGGTGGGTGTAATGAGGGACGGTCCCGAGTCCTGAGAGTTAGTGGTTCTCGACACTTGGAGATTCCATTAGAAGTAAGGTTACTTATCCGGTTCGAGTCCGGCCCTGACTACTAAAGTACCTACTACGCTACCCATAAGAACAGCGTCCCAGGGTAGGTCTTTTACCGTGTTGTTCCCTTGAGAAAGGAGGTATTGATAAAAAAGGAAGTTGTTAAAAGTAACAATATGCTTACAACACAGAGGACTTCTCATCCTCAAACTATTAGTGAACTTCGGTACCCATACCGCTGACGATGGGCTAAGTAAGATACAGTTCCGTGTTGCGGGGAGTAGAATGCCGAAGAGCTGATAGTAACATAGTCAGGTGGTGTAATTGGAAACACCCCATGGAAAACGAGGGAGATTATAGGTTCGAATCCTGTCCTGGCTACACGTTCTGACTAATCATCAGATAGTACGTCCCATACGATGAGAAATGGTGTGATAACCATAGGGAAGAGTTGAAGGTTTGTATATATATTACCTTCTAGTTGACTACTAAGGTCGGTAAGACCCATCACGAAGGGGAGCAAGACAGTTTATTCCTAACTCAGCAATGAGAACAGCCATAACACCTGTAAGTTGGATAGATAAGGGTGTTTTTATATAATAAGGTTAGGTGCTTGAGTGGTTGAAAAGAGCGGTCTGCAAAACCGGTTGACGAAAAACGTCACACGTCAGTTCGAATCTGACCCTAACCTCAACTTTTTTTGACTTTACAAAGTCTAATGTATATAATTAATTTCTTATGAAAAAACTTTTATTTTTATTATTACTTGTCCCATCATTTGTATTTTCCCAATGTGTAGGAATACAGTCGGCAGTTTTAAGTCCGGCGCCTGTTGGTGGTGGTTATTCTCCTGGTACTGTTGTTACTATGACTTTTACTATGAATGGTTGGAATGGAACTCAGTTTGGGTCTAATTGGGTTGAGGGGTTTTCACTTAATTTAGGAAATGGTTGGGTTTCTTATTCACCTGTTTCTGAACCGGGTAACTGTTCTTTAAATGGGACGTGGATTTGGGTTGAAAGTGTTACATCAAATTCAACAGGAATGATTGAGGGTCCGGGTTATTTCTACGAGGGACCACAAGGACCTACTGATGGTAACCCAGGAAATGACTGGGGTGATTTTGGAACTATATGTGATTGGACTTTTTCTGTTAACCTTGTTGTTACCGACCAATGTGACCCGTTATCTTTATTAATTGAAGTTTCAACATTTGCAGATGGTACTATGGGTAGTTGGGGTACAGAATCTTGTTTTGATGCTCCTTATGTGGTATTTAATGGTGTTGTTGATGGAAATAACGTTGTGACCCCACCTATTTCATTTTCCAATGATACGTTATGTGTTTCCACATCTGACGATTATTTTGTAATACCGACTCTTGGTTCAACATATGATTGGGAATTAACTGGTGGTGGAGTAACTACTGTTGATGGTCAACCTTTCACTGAAGTATTATGGGGTGATGTTGTTGGTACTTATACATTATCTGTAACTGAAACTAATTCACAAGGATGTATTGGTGACCCTGTTAGTGTTGACATTACTTTGGATGACCCAACGATTGTTTTTGATAGTTCGTATTATTTATGTCCATCAGAAACTGTATTATTAAACGCTCAACCACCTAATGGTACGTGGGATTCACCTTATGTTACGGGTAATTTATTTGAGCCTCTTGGTTCTGGTGTTTTCTATCCACAATATACTGTTTCACAATATAATTGTACGATAACTGATTCTATTGATGTTAACGTTAGAGGATATTTTCCACCTTTCCCAATAACAAATGATGGTTTATTGATTGACCTATGTACTGATTTTAGTAATCATTATTATACGGTTGAGGATTCTGTTGGAGTAACATATTATTGGTCGGTTGACGGTATCGTACAATCAGATAATTCAAATCAAATATCTTTATTTTGGCCTGACTCAACAACTGTTCATACTATTTCAGTATTTGGGGTTGATGATAGGGGATGTTTAAGTGATGATTATTCAATTAATATTGAAACAACTTCTTGTTATAGAATCTATGTTCCCAATTCTTTCACACCTAATGGTGATGGGTTAAATGATGTTTTCAGTATCAAAGGATTTAATATCTATGAACCTGAAATGGAGATTTATAATAGATGGGGTGCGGTTGTCTGTAGATTGACATCATTAAATCAAGTATGGACTGGCGGATACTTCAATAGTGGATATTATTGTGAGATAGGTGTTTATAGTTGGAGAATATATTATCGTGATGATAAAGGTGTTGGTCATGTTGAAAAAGGTTTTGTAAGTTTGGTTAGATAATTTGATTTCCATTTGTTTATTTAGTATCTTTACAAAAAATATAAATTATGACTACTTTAGCCCTTTTAATTGTAATTGGTATTACAGTAACTCTTTTAATGTATTTTGGGTTTATTATTTGGCAGACCCAAAAAGAATTTAATAAAATTAATAAAGAATTTGATGAAAAAAAACAAGATATGTCTTGGATGTTTAATGAGATGGATAAACTAAAGGAAGAACAAAAAAAGAGTAAACAATGATAAATTCTTTTAGAAAATTAGACGTTGAATTCATTCCTTATCGTTTTGCTCACCGAATGAAACAAATAGGATTTACCGAGTTTTGTTTTGGTGAACATAAATTTGAACATGTTGAAATTGAATTCTACCATACAAGGAATAGTAATAAAATGAATGGGAGTACTTGTTCGGCTATTTTGTGGCAACAAGCGTTTCGTTGGTTTGATAATAAATTTGGTTATAAAGTTGACTGTTGGAATGAAATGAATAAAGAAAATATTTTGTCTTACTTAATAGACAGGGTAGAAAAAGAATTACAAGAAGATGGTAAAGTTTATTAACACAAAAAAAATCAGAATAACTTTAGTGTTTCGTCACTATTGGGAGAAAAAAATTAGATGGACAAACAATAACGAATTTGAAAAGAAAGTATTTGGTATTTTTTATAGAAAAGATAATTCACAACATAAGTTATTAGTGTCATATACCTTTGGTATCCAACTTGGATGGGTTAAGTTTTGGATTAGTGTTGGACGAAAAAAATAATAACTATGTGTTGTAAAGAATGTCCTTGGAAAGTTGATAACAACCACAATCAAAAGTTAAGAGAGTTTGTTGAAAAAACAGGTAGAAAACATACCTGTCATATGGTAAACTCTAATCTTTGGGACACATCGGACGATAAACAAATTTGTAAAGGAATAAAATAATATAATATGGATTACGGAAAAGAATTTAGAAAGTTTGCGTTAAGTGAAGGGATTTCATCAATGAACCTTGATGCGTTTGAGAACTCATTAACACCTTATGTGTTAGAGGAAAGAGAGATGAGAGCAACACAAATTGATATATTCTCAAGATTGATGAGAGAACGTATCCTGTGGGTATCAGGTGTGGTAAATCAACATATGTCTGACATTGTTCAGGCTCAAATGTTATTCTTGGATTCTGTTGAGAAAAAAGATATTACCTTATATATCAACTCACCTGGTGGTTCGGTATTGTGTGGTCTTGGTATTGTTGATTTGATGAATTACATTAAATCAGATGTTGTCACCACAAATATTGGTATGTGTGCATCAATGGGTTCAGTATTGTTATCTTCAGGGACCAAAGGTAAACGCTCGTCACTTGTGTATTCAAAGGTTATGACCCACCAAGTTAGTCACGGAACAAGTGGTAACATCCAAGATACTCGTATCAATCAGTTGGAAGCTGAGAAGTATAACTATATCTTGTTTAAGATGTTGGCTGAGAATTGTGGAAAAACTATTGATGAGGTATTGGAATTCTCTGCACGTGACAGATGGTATAATTCGGACGAAGCAAAAGAATTTGGATTGATTGACGAGGTTATCAAAACTGATGGAACCAAATCAATCACTGAAATGCTTGATGGGTTTGACGACTACTACAAAAAGAGTGTGTTGTCAATCTGATAAATAAAAACTAGCTCAGGTGGCGGAAGCGAGATTATTGCGATAATCCGATGGATAGACGCTAGGGTAACCTACCCAAGTCAAAAATGACATGAAGGTTCAAGTCCTTCTCTGAGTACAAAAAAAATTTGTGGGGTAAACTATTTCGTCGTATATTTGTGGTATGGATAACGAAATAAAATACATACCTAAAAAAGATGCGATTATTGGATATAGTGATTCTGTAATCGCTAAGAATGAAACTAACGATTGTGCGGTGAACGCGATATCATCAGCATTTCAAATGCATTATGACAGAGCTCACGAATTTCTTAGAGTGAAGTTTGGTCGTCAAAACCGTAAAGGAACAAAGTTCTTTATTTGTGGAATGAGACGTATGGAAAATGACGGACAAGACATCAACTTAAAGTCATTTGAAAGTATGGGTGACCAACACGGACGTATGACTTACGACGTTAAAGTAAAAGGTCAGGTTGTTAAAAGAAAAATGACAACAGGAACCTTCATCAAGAAGTATCCTGTAGGTAGATATCTTGTGGTTGTTAATGGACATGCATTTTCAATCATCAATGGTGAAGTTGTTGGAAATGAAGAAGATGCTAAAATGAAAAAAAGAGTTATTGTTTCAGCATTTAAAGTTAAATAAGATTTTTCTTGACATGGAAGTATTTATAACTTACATTTGTCAAACAATTCGGAAACGACTGAGTTGAAAAACAGAATATTAAAATAGCGGAATGGAGAAGATGGTCTATCTCGTGACTCTCATAAGGTCAAGGTCAAGGGTTCGAATCCCTTTTCCGCAACAAATAAACTTTAAAAAGGGCCCTTCCTGAAATATTGGCTCGCTGAGCCCGAGTTCATTTTAACCCCATCTGAAAAGGTGGGGTTTTTGTTTAACGGGATATTTATAAATAAAAAACTAAAAAATTATGAAAAAAATTATTTTAAGTATTATTATGTCAACTATGTTATTTAGTTGTGATATAAGTACAAAAACCGAAAATGCTGAAGACATTAAATCTGATAAAATTGTTAAGATACATGATGGGTCTTTTGCTTTTTGTGGAGCATCGGGAGCAATTCCAACCGGAGGAAAGATTATTGTACAAGGAGTAGAATATGATGAGGGTTGTGCGATATGTCCTGTATTATCAGGACCATCTATTTCCAATTTAGCGATGGAAGGTTTTAGTGAAACCTACGGAAAGTTTAATGTTAATGAATACTTCCAAAGTCCTGATGGAACCAGTAATACTGTGTGGTCGTTATTTTGGTATTATGATTCAACTACGACTATTCCTCAATTTAACCCTTCAACTAAAGAATGGGAAATGATGACACCTGTGAATAGAGCTTTTGTTGTAAATACAGATGAACCAAGTACAAGTGAAAGTAATATGTTCGCAATGCCAGGGATTATCTTTGATACAACATCTACAGGTATTGTGTTAGCAAAAGTATATGGTCCACTTAACGAGGCGGCCGTTCCACTACGTAAAGCAATTACTGTTAAAACAGGTATGACATCAATCACGGCAGCTAAGATTGGGTTTCCTTATCCTGTGGGAACACCTGTGCCTATTATTGAGTATAGTAAAGAACTTCAAAAAAAATAAAGATTGTTAAACACCCCATCTGAACAGGTGGGGTTTTTGTTTAAAAAAAGTTGTTTTTATCTGTATTTATAATAATATGAAATACCTGATAACAGAATCACAATTAGATAAAGTAATTTTTAAGTATCTTGATAATCAGGATTTTGTGTTACATGATAATAAAAAGAAATTTAACAATTATATACATTTATTAAACAATATTACGGATAACACTGCTCAGATTAGTGTTTATGTTACCAACGCTTTTGGTGAAGTCAGGAATTGGGTGTATGTAAATGGTGAGTTAATTGAGGAGTTATCTGGTTTCTTTTCTATTGATGAAGATGAGTGTTTGGAAACTATAAAAAAATGGGTCACTAATTCTCTTAATATTGAAGTTGGTAAAATAGAAAACCCTGATAATACTGGTACTCGCCACAGACTCAGAACGAGATAACACAATATCTTGATAATCAGTACTTAATTCAGATTAATAAATAAATGAAATACCTTATAACAGAATCACAATTAGACAAAGCAATCTTTCGTTATCTTGATAATCAGGATTTTATTAAGGTAGAATATGGTATTAACATTTATTTTGTTAACTCTGAGAATGATGAGTATGCTCAGATTAGATATGATGAAATAAGTCGTTGGTGTACAATTGAAAGAGACCTAATGAAAGAAATTTCTTCTTTCTTCTCTTTGGATAATAACGATTCCATTTCAGTAATTGCCAAATGGGTTGAAAGTAAACTTGGGTTACCTTACAGAACCGTTGATGTTGCTAACCGAATAGTTATATATTACTTTTAACAATATGAAATACCTAATCACAGAATCACAATTTGATAAAGCAATCTTTAAGTATCTTAATAATCAGGACTTTATTCAGATTGAAAAAGTTAATAGAATATATTTTATTAATTCAGAAGGTGATGAATATGCTAAGATTACATATGCCAAATCAGATGAATGGTGTTATATTAATATTGATTTAATTAAAGAAATTTCTTCTTTCTTTTCTTTACAACGCTCTGATTCTGAAAAAATTATTGGTAAGTGGGTTGAGAATACCCTCCAAATGAGGGTTACAAACACCCAAAGCAACAGACTCCGCAATCCCCCTCGGTTGAGAATACCCTCCAAATGAAGGTCACAAACACCAAGTCGGAACCAAGTCATTTCTAACAATAAATAACAAGACTTCATTAAGCCCCGTCCATAAAGATGGGGTTTTTTTATTTAAAAAAAGTTGTTTTTTTTTGTATGATATATTTATATATAAATTAAAAAACTAAAAAGATATGAAAAAAATTGTAAGATTAACTGAATCAGATTTAATACGTTTAGTTAAGCGTGTTATTAGAGAACAAGAAGAAGATTGGAACTCAGATAAAGAAGATGAGTTATACTCTTTGGATGCTAAAACAAAAGAGTTTCATAAAGATAAAAACAGACCAAATTTGGCTGATTATGATGATAATGAAAGTTTTATGAAAGATATTGAAGATTGGAGAAAAAGTAGTGGGTATAATGACCATTTAGATAAATTGAATTCTAGATTAGGTGTAAAAAAATCTATTAGAAACCGCGAAGACGATGAAAGATATTCTAATTTAGTTAAAAACAGAACCGCAGATTTTGATGCTGACGCTCTTAACGCTGAATACGGAGATTTAGATTCTGAATATGAAAATGATGTTAAAGATTGGAAGAGTAAGTATAGTGTTGATGACCCTGATTTTTATGACAAATTTGATGAAAGAAT